CGTCAACGTCGCCGATTACACGATCGGCGCAGACAAGGGCGGCGAGGTCAACATGTTCGATGACTTTGACATCGACTTCAACCAGTTCAAGTACCTGCTTGAGACTCGTTGCTCTGGTGCTCTGACCCAGCCGAAGACCGCCATCGTCATCGAGCGTAAGCAGACTGACACTCCGGTCATCCCCGAGGTCTGATAGGTCAAAATGGCACGTTTCGCAGGGAGTGTGGGGTTCGTCACATACGAAGAGACGAGCCCCGGGGTCTATGAAGAGAAGATTGACGAACGCTTCTTCATCGGCGATGTACTCCGGGGGCAGCGAAACTTGCGATCTGATGAAGATAATGTGCACGGGCGTCTTAACGTAAATAACAGCATTAGCATTATTGCGGACAACAGCGCCATTCAGGACATGTTCAACATCAGGTATGTGGTTTGGATGGGGTATCGTTTCATCGTCACAAATGTCGAGATTCGATACCCCCGAGTGATCCTCACGATCGGAGGCATATATAATGGGCCTCCGAACTGATCTCCAAAAACTCTTAGAGGAAATTGCGGGCAATAGGGAGGTCTATTTTCAAGCGCCTCCCCGTTTGGCCGGATCAGTTCCCTACGTGGTTTACGAACTAGAGGATCGTAATACTCGCCATGCGGATAACATTCCGTATCGCCACATTAAGCGGTACTCGGTCACTGTTATATACAGAAATCCCGACGACCCGCTTCCTGACAAGATCGCGGATCTTCCAGGGTGTACTACAGACCGAATGTTCGTCGCCAACGGTCTCTACCATCAAGTTTTCAGACTCTATTACTAGGAGATAGAATGGCAGTCATCGAGTGGGACAAGATTGGGGAGCACCGGTATGAGTCCGGTGTCGACCATGGCGTCCTGTTTGTCTGGGACAAGTCTAAGAAGTCCTACGGAAAGGGCGTCGCTTGGAACGGCCTTACCAAGGTCACCGAGAAGCCTTCAGGCGCTGAGGGTAACAAGAAGTACGCGGACAACATCGCGTACCTGAACATGGTCTCCGCGGAGGAGTTCGCAGCCACCATCGAGGCGTACACCTACCCGGACGAGTTCCTCGCCTGCGACGGTGTCTCTACGCCCAAGAAGGGCCTCCAGGTCGGACAGCAGGAGCGCGCGTCTTTCGCCATGTCTTACCGCACCAAGGTTGGTAACGACACCGATGGTCAGGACGCGGACTACAAGATTCACCTGGTCTACGGGCTTCTCGCCGCCCCTTCCGAGAAGGGATACGAGTCCATCAACGACTCCCCCGAGCCCATTGCATTCTCGTGGGAGGCCAAGTCCACACCGGTTCCTCTCGCTGGGTTCAACCCGGTCTCGTCCATCACGCTTCTCGCGTCCGAGTTCCAGGCAGCGGATCTCAAGAAGATCACCGACAAGATCTATGGAACCGCTTCCGAGGACTCGAAGCTCCTCCTCCCCGATGAGGTCTTCGCGACCCTCGGTATCACCGGCCAGGTCGGTCCGTGATCTAGATTAGGATAGTCCCGTGCTTACGTTAACAATTGATTCGATCGAATTCTACAACGAAGAGACTGAAACTTTTGAGTATCGTGGGGGCGGGACTATCCACCTCGAGCATAGCTTGTTGTCTATGTCAAAATGGGAGTCTGAGTGGAAACGAGCGTTTCTACACTACCCTCCCGAAACCATGGACGAAGTGATCTACTACATCCGTTGTATGTCTCTGGACGGAGAAATTTCCGACGACCTGATTTTAGGTATAACACCTAAACATATAGAGCAGGTCTTCTCCTACATGACGGATACGAGAACCGCTTCGACGATTAAAACTCGTCCGGGTAAAGAAAAAGAGAGCCCCGAATTAACCACCACGGAGTTAATCTACTATTGGCTTGTCGCTCTCGATATTCCTTTCTCGTGTGAGACTTGGAACATAAATCGTTTGTTGATGCTTATCCGAATTAACAACATCAAGAACGAGCAAGCCAATCCTAACGCGCCGAAGCGCCCCATGGACGAAATTTCTAGAGACTATCGTGCTGAGAACGAACGTCGCCGAGCGATGTATGGAACGAAAGGATAGAGTATGAGTTCCGCAGAAGAGTACCCTGAGGAGGCTTTCGCGCCTCAGGTCCATATCGGTACCGATCCCATGGAGGATGCCGGTATTCATGTCTCTCAGACTACGGAGGTAATGCAGTGAGCGTCGCACAGCAGGTTCTAGCTCGAGCAGCCGCAAGGATCGGTTATTACGCTCCCGACGACCCGGAGCCCGGCTCTGAAGCCGGTCGCTATTGGGCCAACAAGACCGGGCAGCAGTGGCTTGCCGGACCTTCTGACAGCATCTGGTGGTGTATGCTGTTTGTCTCGATGTGCTTGGACGAGTGTGGCCAGATCGATGCGATTGGCGGATTCTCTTTCAACACCGACTACACCGTCAATAAGGTCCGACAGCATCCCGACGCTTACTTCGTGTCGGTTTACGACGCCCAGCCGGGAGATGTCGTTATCTACAACTGGGACGGTGGTGGTACTGACCACGTCGGGTTCGTTGAGAAGAACCTCGGTGGTGGCACGCTCCAGACGATCGAGGGTAATACCTCTTCTGGTAGCTACGGTTCCCAGTCGGCCGGTAACGGCGTTTGGCGCCGAGTCCGGAGCGAGTCGATCGCATACGTGATCCGCCCGGCGTACTCCGATTCTGGAGCCTCTACGGGGGCTACTCAGTCTGGTCCCGCCGACATCCGGGCCCTTCAGCGGGCTGTCCGCGCTACTCCCGACAACGTGGCCGGCCCCAACACCCGCGCTCGCTGCTATGCTCTTGCTGCTGCGTCCAACTGGGGAGGTAACTCCTTCCCGTACGGTGTGCAGTTCACGCAGTCTGTCGTGGGTACTGACCAGGACGGAATCTGGGGTGACGCCTCGGAGGAGGCTCATGACGCCACTGTCGAGAACGTTCAGGCTGCCGTAGGCGCTGAGGTCGACGGAATCTATGGACCTGACACCAACGCTCGAGTCAACTCGATGCTCGATCGGGCCGAGCAGCCGTAAACGTCAAAATGGTAGTCAGGAGGCAATCGGATGGATTTTACGTTCAGCTCTACCGGAGACTACTCTCAAACTGAGTCCTGGTTGAAAGGGCTCCGCGACGGTAAGTACCTGAAAGTCCTTGACGCCGCCGGGAGTAAGGGCGTGAACGCGCTGTCTAAAGCCACTCCGGTTGCCTCCGGCAGGACTGCCGGCTCATGGTCGTACGAAGTCAAACGCAAAGGTAAGAGCGCCGAGATTGTCTGGAAGAACGACCATATCGAGAACGGGTTCAATGTGGCTGTTGGTCTTCAGTATGGCCACGGGACCCGTAACGGCGGTTACGTCCGGGGTATCGACTACATCAACCCGGCTTTGCGCCCTATTTTTGAACAAATACTACGTGACGTAGAGGGGGCTTTGAAGATTGGCTAGTATTGACGAGCGAATTGTATCGCTGAAATTCAACGCTGACCAGTTTTCCAACAACGTCAACAAGTCCCTAGGCCTTCTAGACAGACTCAAGCAGAAGTTGGACCTTAAGGGCGCCGGGCAAGGCATGGCCGAGGTCTCAGGGGCCATCAACAAGGTCAACTTCAACCCGATTCTGAGCGGACTCGAAAGCGCCCGCAACGGCTTCTCGACTTTAGCTATTGCCGCCGGTACTGCGCTAGGCAACATTGCGACAACTATCGCATCCAAGGTGGGAAGCGCGCTTAACTCTCTTTCATTCAAGCCGATGAAGGATGGTTTCGCGGAGTACGAGCAGGGTCTAAACTCGGTTCAGACCATCCTGAACAACACCAAGTCCAAGGGCGAGTCTATTCAGACCGTTAACGCGGCTCTGAAGGAACTCAACACCTACGCCGACCAGACGATTTATTCGTTCTCGGACATGACGAAGAACGCTTCGCTGTTCACGGCCGCTGGTGTGGGACTTAAGGATTCCACCTCGGCAATTAAGGGACTTTCACAGTTCGCGGCCGTTGCAGGCGTCAATTCGCAAGAGGCATCTCGAGCAATGTTCCAGATGTCGCAGGCCATTTCCTCCGGAACTGTTAAGCTTCAGGACTGGATATCCGTCGAGAACGCCGGAATGGGCGGCGAGCAGTTCCAGAACGCTCTTAAGAGGACTGCCCGGGCACACGGAGTTCACGTTGACGAACTCATTGCCAAGGAGGGATCTTTCCGAGCGTCCCTCTCTAAGGGGTGGCTCGATTCCTCGATCATGCTCGAGACTTTGTCTCAGATGGCTGGGGAATATAATGAAGAGCAGCTGCGGACCATGGGCTACACCGACGAGGAAATCGCCCAGATTCAAGAGCTCGCCAAGACCGGTTTGGATGCCGCTACCAAGATCAAGACCTTCTCTCAGTTGGTCGATGTGGTCAAGGAGGAGATGGGGTCTGGATGGGCTGAGACCTGGCAGATTCTACTTGGCGACTTCGAGGAAGCTTCCCAGCTGTGGACTACCGTCGGAAACGCCATTACTGGAACTCTTTCGGGCATGTCTAAAGCTCGAAACCAGATGCTTCAGGGGTGGAAGGACCTCGGCGGTCGTACCGAAGTTATTAATGCTCTGATAAATACCGTCAAGGGGATTGTTCCGCTCTTCTCGGCCATCGGCAAAGCCTGGCAACAGGTATTTCCGCCGATGACTGCGCAGACCCTTCTGAAGATGACTCACGGCTTCTCGACATTTATCCAGAAGCTTGTTCCCAGTCAAGGAACCATCGATAAGATCGCTCGCGCATTCAAGGGAGTATTCTCGATTCTCCATATCGGCGTGACGATCGTAAAGTCTGTTGGTGTGGTCTTTGGGAAGATATTCTCGGCTTTCGGATCTGGCGCTGGTGGGGTACTGTCATTCTCGGCAAAGCTGGGGGATCTTGCGGTACGCCTCGATCAGTTCCTTACCGGTTCAGGACGTCTCCAGCGGTTTATCGAGGGTTTCGGCGATATCGTCTCAGGCGTTATCCGAAGTATTATCTCGTTCGTCAGTGGCGTAGTTAAGGCTATCGGGGACTGGGCTAAGTCGATTCATCTTGTTGAGGGACTTAAGGCCGCTTGGGAAGGCTTCACGGACTCCATGTCTGGAGTTAAGGACGCCATTTCCAAGGTCCTCGGCGTATTCACTCGATACGATCAGGCACTGACCGTCGCGCAGAAGTCGGGCGAAGGTGCTAAATTCGTACTCGAGAAACTTAAGGCCGCGTTTGAGGGGCTTCTCAAGGCTGTCCGAAAGGTCGCCCCATACATCAAGTCCGCTTTTGATAAGGTCTTCGAGGTTATCGGTAAGATTGCCAGCGGCATGTCTCTGGATGATATCTTGAAGAGTCTTCTGACCGTTGGCGGTCTCGGAGCGCTTAAGAAGTTCTCCGACGTGATGGGCGGTGTCAAAGGTATCATCGATAAGATCAAGCAAGGCGGAGATGATTCCCCTGGTTTGATCACCCGCATCAAGGACGCTTTCTCACAGCTGACAGACTCCCTTAAGGAGATGCAGACCAGCCTCAAGGTCGCTCAGCTCATGACGATCGCTGTCGCTATCGGTATCTTGACTGCTTGTGTTTACACCATTTCTCGGATTCCGGCGTCTTCGCTTCTGAAGGCTACCGGTGCTATTTCTGTGATGATGGCACAGCTTGGCGCATCATTGGCCATGTTCACAAGTATCGTTGATACTAAGAGTACCACCGATATTATCAAGGCTACAGCAGCTTTGGTGCTTATTGCTTTCGCCATTCGGGTTCTCTCGAGTGCTGTGGAAAAGCTAAGCAAGATCGAGTGGAAGGGTCTTCTTAAGGGTCTTGGCGCTACGATCGCGCTTCTTGCGGGCATCACGCTCGCTATGAAGTTCATGGACTCGGACAACGGATCCTCCCTTAAAGCCGCGGCGGCTATGATCCTTATTGCGTTTGCGATTCGGATGTTGGTCGGTGCAGTCGAACGTCTGGGTGAGATCGACTGGAAGAAGCTTCTTAAGGGTCTTGGTGCTGTTCTCGTGCTTCTAGCGGCAATCGTGATCGCTATGAAGTTCGCCGGAACCGGATCTACAATTCGAGGAGCTTTGGCTATCGTCGCCATCGCCTTCGCTATCGATATGCTCGTCAAGCCGATTAAGAAGCTCGGCGAGACTCGATGGAAGGAACTGGCTAAGGGTCTTGGCTCGGTTGTGGTCATTCTCGCAGCTGTTGCGGCCTTCTCCCATTTCTCAGGAGGAGCTAGCAGCCTTCTCAGCGCTGCCGGATTGTTCATCATTGCGATGGCTATCGAGAGAATTTCCGACGTCGTTATAGACCTCGGAAAGCAGAACTGGAAGACTCTCGCCAAGGGTCTTATTTCTATGGGTGTTGCTCTAGCGGCCGTTGGGGCATTCATGGCACTCGTTCCACCCACCGGGCTTCTTGCCGCTGCCGGACTTGTTGTGGCCGCCTACGGCCTGAAGGTTATCGGTGGAGTCATGGAGAAGTGGGGGAAGATGTCATGGAGCGAGATCGGTAAATCCATGGTAATGCTCGGCGGGACTCTGCTGATTCTTGCTGCGGGTGTTACAGCCATGACGTTTGCTCTCCCAGGCGCGATCGCCCTTGGCGTGGTTGCTGCGGCTCTTATGGGACTTTATCCAGTACTTATGGGCTTCAGCAAGCTGTCTTGGGGTGAGATCGCCAAGGGGCTTGCGATGCTTGCGGGTACTCTAGCCGTCTTCGTGATCGCCGGTTATGCTGTGACCCCCGTGGTTCTTCCTCTTATGGGTCTTGCCGCCGCTATTACGATGATCGGTTTGGCTGTGGCCTTGGCGGGAACTGGTGTGTTTCTGTTCGCCGCTGGGTTGGGTACGTTGGTCGCTGTCGGGACCGTCGGACTCGACGCCCTTAAGGCGACGCTGGACGCTCTGGCGGAATCGATTCCGAAGTTCGGAACGACTCTCGCTGAGGCATTCGTCAATTTCACGACGACTCTCGCTAACAACGTTGAGACAATCAAGGCGAACTTTGTAACGATCATCGGATCGATGATCGACGCGGGTATTGAGCTCCTGCCTAAGTTCACCGAGCTTGCTATCACGATTATCAATTGTCTTTGTGAAGCGGCTAAGACGTGTATCCCGAACATCATCGATACTGGTTGGACGATTATTCTGGCCTTCCTTCGTGCAATGCGGGACCACGTAGGCGAAGCCACTAATATCGCGATTGATATTGTGCTCAACTTCATTTCTGCGGTTCGTGCGAGACTCCCGGAGATTGTTGACGCTGGTTGGAAGCTGGTTATCGACTTCATCAACGCCATGACACAGGCGCTGCATGATAACGGACCGGCACTCCGAAAGGCCATCCGAGAGCTGATCAAGGAGTTCATCAACCAGGGGAAGCTCGCGCTTCAGGAGCAGGTCTCCGAAGTCAAGGAGAAGGCCAAGGGTATCGGCCAGGCGATCATTGATGGAACTAAGAATGCCATTAACAATGGTATTCAGTCTGTTAAGGACACCGCGTCCAGCATGGCTCAGGGCGCTCTCTCGGCCGCTAAATGGGCCCTCGGGATTAAATCTCCTTCTCGAGAGTTCAAGAAGGTCGGTAAGCATGTGGTTGAGGGCTTCATCGTAGGTGTGAACAACAATACGCATCATGCTGAGAAGTCTACACGTACGCTGGCGATCAAGTCGATCAAGTCATTCCAGAAGGCCGTCGAAGAGCAGAAGCTCAACGAGATGGTCTTGGCTCGACCTCAGATCAAACCCGTTCTGAACATGAAGGGTGTTCGTAAAGCTCTTTCGAATACGTCTGGAATGTTTAAGGCGGGGGTCAGCCTTGAGGGATGGCGCTCGTTCGAGGAACGTCACAGGGATCTCGCAGGATGGGGGGTTCGTGATGGAGGTGGACGTCTCGTCACGACCTACATGCTCAATGAGATCATGCGCAAACAACTTGCTCTGGAAGAGGAGCAAAAGCGGGTGCAGAAGCCCACTCAAATTCAGTTCATTCAGAACAACACATCTCCGAAGGCGCTGTCTCCTACCGAGATTTATCGCCAGACGAAGAATCAGCTGTCAATGGCTAAGGGGGTTCTTGAACGGTGATTAGGTCCATCGCTGCGATTTCCTATGCGGACGAGCGATTGGAGCTTACACTGAACGATCCTTATGAAGATGGTATAGCGGTGCTCAATGTCGACGGCATCGGGCCCGCTAAAGCCACCATTCATACATCATCGATCGCTTCCAATGACGGCGATGCTTTCAACGGCGCTAGGGTGGGCGGGCGAAACATCTCGCTCACCCTGGGTCTCCTGACCCAACCCGATGTGGAGCGCGCTCGTCATAAGCTCTATCGTATTTTTCAGCCGAGTCGCGAAGTCTGCCTCGAGTTCCATACGGATTATCGGCATCTTCACATTAAAGGTTGGGTCGAATCCATAGATCCGGTTATATTTACGGAGAAGGAAGAGGTCGCTATTTCGATCATCTGTCCCGATCCGTTCTTTCACGGTCTCGGCGCTAGCCGCTATGAGGTATTCCCTTTCCAGCTTGACGAGCCGAATATGGAGTTCGAGTTTCAGGACCCGACCCCGACTAGCCCGACGATCGAGATCTCTAAACGAAAGTCAGAGTCTGAGACACTTATCGAGTATTCTGGCGACGCAGAAACCGGTGTAACCATCACGGTCGCCGCGACCGGTACGGTTAAGAATTTCTCTATTTGGAATCGATTTACTGCTGAAAAGTTTTATGTCGACACCAAATACTTTGATCGAATTGGTCAAAAGACACAACTCGATAAAGGCGATGTGGTAACGATCACCTCGCAACAGGGAAATAAACGCGTTACGCTTCGCAGGGCAGGAACGTGGAAAGAGATCAATATTATCCAGTGTATTCCGCTGAATAATGATTGGCTCACCATCCGCCCTGGACGGAACGTCATGTATTTCCAAGCCGAGGAGGGTCGAGAAAACATGCTGGTCTCGCTCGAGGTCGAAGTTCGATATTCTGGAGTATAATATGCACGTATTTCTCGTGGATTATGACATGAATACCAAACGTGTCATCGATAAGATTAGCTCCGCGATTTGGACGGTTCGATACAATAAGTGTGGGGACTTCGAGCTGAAGATTCCAGCCGATGAGGCTATGAAGGGTCCTATCGAGCATCATGATGGAATCTATTTCCCTCAGTCCGGTGACTATATGATCGTCGAATCGATCGAGATGACCACGGACGAAGATCAAGGCGATTATGTGACGCTTAAAGGGCGGACATATGACTCGCTTCTTGACCGCCGGATCATTCCAACAACGATGATCGTCAATTACAGCTTCATGAACGTCGTCTTTGGTATTCTGAATCAGAACGTTTTGAATCCTCAGAACTCGGCTCGTAAGATGAACGAGCTGACTTGGATCTGGCCTGAAAACATGCCAGCCGATCAAGGCGGGAATATCAGTGCACAGTATACCGGTGATAACTGCCTCGAGCTTATCCAAAAACTATGTCAAGAACGACATGTCGGATATCGAATGCCGTATCGTCCAACCTTTCCTCGTATGGAGCGATACCAGTTCCAGCTTTATTGGGGCGTAGAGAGGCATTTCAACCAGCAAAAGAATCCGTATGTGATCTTCTCTCCCGACTATGATAATCTTAGGAAGACTAAGTATCTGACGTCGGCGGAGAAAGAGAAGACTATCGCGTACGTCGCTGGTGAGGGTGAGGGTAAAGACCGAAAGGGTCGTTGGGCGGACCGAAAGGGAACTCCTGCGATCTTCCAGGCTAGGACTAACTCGGGGTGGCGTCGAAAAGAGATATTCATCGATGCTCGAGATATTCAGAGTAAGAACGCGGGTGACAATATAATCTCCACCCAAGAGTATCTCGCCATGCTCGAGCAGCGAGGACGAGAGAAGTTGGTCGATCACACCATAACGAGTGTCTATGATGGTGAGCTAGTCCCCACTTCTCAGTGGAAGTTTGGCGAGGACTTCAAAATGGGAGATGTCGTACAAATCCAGAACCGACTGGGCATCATGAGTGTCGGTCGAGTGACTGAGTATATTCGTTCATACACCCCCGATGAGGGTTGGAATGAATACCCCACATTTGAAACTTACTACAATCAAGAGGGGTAACTATGGCTGTTACTTATGGCTTTTATAGTTCCACGAATGGGGACCGAAAATACTCCGCTGATCAGTTCGGATCGCTTTTTCGAGGGATCATTACCGATGGTATCTTCCTCAACGTTGGTCAGGCCCTTGAGGTTTCTGCGGGACGAAACAACGTCACCACAGGGTCATTCGTAACCATTAAGCCTGGGCGAGCCTGGTTCATGGATACGTGGATCGACAACAGCGAGGACTTCCGACTGAATCTCGATGGTCCGGATACGCTTTATGATCGTATTGACGCTATCGTTATCGAGGTCGACAAGAACCCCACAGTCCGACGATCCGAGTTCAAGGCGATCAAGGGGACTCCGTCCAAGAGTCCACAGCGCCCTGCTCTGTATAACTCGAACGTTAAGGGTCAGTTCCCGCTCGCATATGTTCGAGTGACCCGAGGGGTTCCTAACATCTATGCCTGGTCGATCGTCAACAACCGAGGGACATCGTCCTGCCCGTTCATCACGGGACCACTCCAGACTTTGCAGATTGACACACTGGTCGACGAGTGGCGTTCTTCCTGGGAGCACTGGTTTACAGACGCTCAGAAGGTTACGGACGACGCTAAGAGAGACCTGTTCGCGAGCTTCAAGCAGAAGTACGACGAATGGGTCCTCTATATGGAAGACAAGCTGTCTGGTAACCAGGCGGCAAAGCTTCAGATGCAGATCGACCGGATGCGGGAGCTTCTCGGCGAGGGCTCGGATGACGAGCGCCTTGTTTACGATACCATCGAAGACAATAACGGTCTCACGCTGTTCGATTCTATTGGGTCTCCAGTTATCGGCCGACGAGTCTACAAGTTGCAGTAAGGGGGTAATCAATGCCTGATATTAAGCCTACTCGGTGGAATGGCAAGTATCCCGACCGAGTCAACACGTCCCCGGCGGACGCTCTTGTGGTTGATACCGATACCGGCACAAACACTCTGTATATTGAGGATCTTAAGCGCTACGTCATTAGTGACGTCGCCGGCGGTATCGAGGGTAAGCAGGGACCTCCCGGACCCAAGGGCGAGCCTGGCCAGAATGGAGCTCCAGGCGAACGTGGTCCAAAGGGTGATCCAGGCGAACGTGGCCCAAAGGGCGATCCAGGCGAACGTGGTCCTGCTGGTCCTCAGGGACCTCCTGGGCCTCCCGGTGCCGGAGGAGCTGGCGGAGGCGGTGCTCCCGGAGCTAAAGGACCGACTGGCGATAAGGGGCCAGCGGGACCGACTGGTGATAAGGGTCCTCCGGGAGAAAAGGGCCCTCGAGGCGATGCCGGTCCAAACGGACTCCCTGGCCCCACAGGCGCTCCAGGTCCTCAGGGAGCCGCGGGCGAAGCTGGTCCTATCGGTCCTCAGGGACCTGCCGGGCC